ATGGAGATGATGGAGAAGGGCGCGCCGATTCCGTGGCCGTTCGTGCTGCGCTACTCCAACTTGGCGCACAAGCAGGAAATGATCGACGCCATGGAGCGCCAGGCACAGGAGAAGCCTGACCCGCTGCTGGAAGCGAAGGTAATGCTGCTGCGCGCTCAGACCCTTACCGAAGCCGCGAAGAAGGACAAGACAGCGAGCGAGGCCGTCAACAAGGCCGTTGAGGCGTTGTACAGCGCAATGCAGGCGGCCGGGGTTGTTGCGCAGAACCCCGCAGTCGCCCCGCTGGCAGACGAGATGCTTGCCTCTGCCGGTTTCGAGGACAAGAACGGCGCGCCAGTCGTTGATAGCTACGGGGCTGCCGCTGAGTTCGCCCCCGCAGCCGAATCAGTACCCACCAACACCGACCCCTTCACGCCCGCAAACCCTGCTGCCGGCGTGACTCGGGGCATCCGTACACCAGAAACAGACGGAGCCATGCAATGAGCGCAAACAAGCTTAAAGCCGTAGCGATGAAGGAAGAAGACGAGTGGCGCGCCCAGGACGATCTGCGCACGTTGCTTGAAGCCAGGAAGATCCAGAAGGACGCCAAGCGCATGGCGAAGGTCCGCGCACTGGCGAAGCAAAAGATGGCCGACATGCAGGCCTTGACCAAGCAGTAAATCACAACCGAGGGGGCAGACCCATGAGCAAGAAAACCCAAGAGATGATCGCTGAAGAGCTGGAAACCCTGCTGCTGGATGCATTCGACATCGAGGAGGAGGAAGAGGAGGAAGAGTACGACGATGACGACGAGTTCGACCCTGAAGAGGACGAAGATCGGGGCGACGAAGTAGACCCTGACCTGCCTGACGACGATGACGATCTGCCCGGTGAAGACGCCGACGGTGACGCCGACGGTGACGCCGACGCTGATGCGCATGCGGATGCGGATGACTTCGACGCTGACGACTTGGCTGATCTGGCCGGCGAGGGTGGCGACAAGAAGCCGTCCATGATCCCGCATGCCCGGTTCAACGAGATCAACGAAGCGCTGAAGAAGGAGCGGGCAGAGCGCCTGCAGCTTGAGGAAGAGCTGGCGCGTACCAGGGGCCGTGTTCCGAAGGATGCTGACGCCCAACAGGACACGGACGAGGAGCCGCCGGCGTTCGACTTCAAGGCCAAGCGCAAGGAGCTGCGTGACGCCTTGTATGAGGGCAACGAAGAGCGGGCCGAGCAGTTGGAAGACGAGATTGAAGCGGCCAAAGCTGCCGAGTTTGAGCGCCGCGCAGAGGCGAAGGCTCAGCAGCTGTTTGAATCTCGTCAGGCTGAGGCGGAAGCGAAGCGCATCCAGACTGAGGTGCAAGCTGCGGCAACTGCAGCAATGACCAAATACACGCTGCTGAACCCGGAGGTCGAAGGCCATGATCCGGAACTGCTGGAGGAGGTCGTCGCACTGCGCAACTTCTACATCCATCAGAAAGGCATGAGCCCCGGCGAGGCGATCACCAAGGCAGCGGACAAGGTGGCCGGTCGTGGCGCCGCTTCCAAGGACGATGCAGGCGATAGCGATGCCAAGCCGGCCGGCAAGAAGCTGAAGCCCGATGCCAAGCCGACGACCGAGCAGCTACGCCGCAATGACGAGCGCTCCCGGAAGATCCCGCCGCGCGATGGCGGCCTGGGTGAGCGTGCCTCTGACATCGATTGGGAGAACCTGACCGAAGAAGAGTTCGAGAACCTGCCTGAGTCCGTCAAGCGCAAGGAGCGTGGCGATTTTGTTTCTTGACAACGGGTTTCAGTCACATCAACTGCAACTTGTCGGCGGCGCGTAGCTGCCGCGTCTGGGTGGCCTTCGGGCCACCTGCTTTATCACCGCACCGCATGGTGCTCGCTCGCTGAGTCACAGCGTTCCTCGCCGCGCAGGGCGTAAAGCTGCAGCGTCCCGGACACGCAACAACGTCCGTATTCGCTCGGGTGGCGACACATCCCACGCATAGAAATCAATCGACGAAAGGAGAACAGCTATGGCTGTTACCAACTTTGCACGGCTGACGCCGAAGCAGAAGATCGTCTGGTCGCGTGACGTATGGCAAGCCGCCCGCGACGGGATGTTCATCAAGAAGTTCCTGGGCAAAGGCGATGGCGCCATGATCCAGCGCATCACCGAACTCACCAAAACTGAGAAAGGTGAGCAGGTCATCATGCAGCTCGTTGCGGATCTCGTGGAGGACGGCGTCACCGGTGACGACCAGCGCGAGGGCAACGAAGAAGAGATGATGGCCTACGCGCAGGTCATCAACATCGACCTCATGAGCCACCAGGTCAAATCCAAAGGCAAGATGGCCGAGCAGAAGACTGTTATCAGCTTCCGCGAGATGGCCAAAAGTCGCCTTTCCTACTGGCTCAGCAACCGCTGCGACCAGTTGGCGATCCTGACTCTGTCGGGTGTGTCCTACGCCTATCACAACGATGGCCGCCCCCGTATCGGTTCGCCGTTCCCGAACTTATCTTTTGCCGCCGACGTGTCTGCCCCCTCGTCCAAGCGTCATCGTTCGTGGAACGGCTCTTCTCTTATCCCGGGCGACACCACTGCGATCACTGCGGCCTTCGTCGCCAACTACAAGATGATCGTGAAGGCCGTTGCCTACGCCAAAACTCACTACATCAAGCCGCTGATGGCTGGTGGCAAAGAGTACTACGTCATCTTGGTGCAGCCGGGGACTCTGGCGCAGCTGAAGCTGGATCCTGATTACCAGCGTGCCGTGGTGGCTTTGGCGCAGAAGGACGGCGCGAAGAGCCCGTGGTTCACCGGTGGCACCGTCACCATCGACGGCGCCGTTATCCACGAGCACCGACTGGTGTTCAACACCACCGGCGCTGCAAACGGCGAGAAGTGGGGCGCTGCTGGCGACATCGACGGCACCCGCACGCTGCTGTGCGGCGCGCAGGCGCTGGGCATGGCCGACCTGGGTACGCCCGAGTGGGTCGAGAAGAAATTCGACTACGACAGCAAACCGGGTATCTCGATCGACAAGATGCTGGGCTTCCTCAAGCCCAAGTTCTACAGCATCTATGACCGTTCGGTTGAGGACTTCGGCGTGCTGGCTATCGACCACTACCTGGGCGAGTAGGCCCGGGTAACACAGGAGATACCCACATGATCCAGAAGAACTACAACCGCCAGGGTCTTGCCGTGGCCCAAATCGCCATCGCGCTGGCTGCCTTCAGTGACGGTGCCGCGCAAGCAGCCATTGAGCTGCCGGCCGGCGCCATCGTCGTTGGTGGTAGCGCCATGGTGACCACTGCGTTCGACGCCGAGACGACCGCCACCCTGAAGGTTGGTGACGCCGCCGACGACGACCGCTACAGCGGCACTCCGCTGGATGTCAGCACCCTGGGCAACAAGCCTCTGGTGCCGACCGGTTACGTCATGCCCGAGAAGGGCGACGTAATTGTCACCTACGCGAGTACCGGCGCAGCTGCCACGGAAGGCGAGCTGCTGCTGGTGGTCGAGTACATCGAGGCCAACAAGTCCGAGTGGACTCAAGGCTGACCCGGTAAGGGGCCGGCCTGCGCTGGCCCCTTCCATTTTCACCAAGCATAGGGGCATTCACTATGAGTAACACCCAGAACGGACCTCGCTTTCTGCCGGCTCGTGGAGACGAAGCGGAAGGCACCCATATCGCATTGACTACCGGCCACGCCTGTCGCGTACACGCCGTCTCGCTGGTCGATGGTGAGCGTGGCACCTGCATTCCTGATCGATTCCGCCGCGAAGCTGTAGCGCTTGGCTGCGCCATCGTCGGTATCGATGACGAGAAGGAGCAGGCGAAGGACGATGCCGAGACTCAGCAGTCGCTGATCGTGGCGGCTATCCGCACCATCATTGAGGCGGACGACAAGGACCAGCTGCAAGGCGACGGGCGCCCGAAAGCTGAAGCAGTTTCCAAAGTTGTCGGCTTCAACGTCACCAAGGCCAAGTACACCAAGGCGTGGGCAGCGTTTGCGGCCGAGCTGGACGGTGAAGACGGTCCGGAAGAAGTCTGATGGAAACGGTACGGGAGCTGGTCGAAGCATTCCGGGACGACGAGAAGGACGCGGCAGGCACCGACTCGTTCTGGAGTGACCCGCAGTTGGTCCGCTGGGCCAACCAGGCTGTTAGTCGCTTCTGCGAGATAACCCGCAGCGTCTACGACAGCACCAGCCCCTTTACTTTGATTGAGCTGCGGGCAGGGGAGAGCGTCATTCCCCGACCGGCCTGCATCATCGACATTGTTTCCGCCTCATTCCCTGCGCCGAATAAGCGTGACCTGGCAATCGAACCGCCAGGCCGCACTCCGCGCTCATGCCTGCCGACTTCTGGCGCCACCCGGCTGATGGTCGTTGATAGCCACGACATGCGCCTGTACCCACCGGTGGCCACTGACTGCGAGCTGCAGCTTGAAGTCATCCGCCGGCAAATCCGTTCCCTGACGCTTGGGTGCCGACTTGCAGATGTCCCGCCGCACGCCCGCGAGACGCTGCTGCTGTACATGAAGCACCGTGCATACCGAGTGCACGACGCCGAGCTGTTCGACCCGGCCAAGGCTGACAACTACCTGGCTGAGTTCGAGCGCGAGTGTCAGCAGCACCTTGAGACATCACGCGCTGCGCCACGCGCAGGCCTTATCCGCTCCAGTTGGTGACCCATGGACATCATCAAGAAAAACCAATTCACCGGCAGCAACAACATTGCCAAGGCCGAGCGGCTGCCCGAAGGCGCCGTTGTTGAGGCGATCAATGTCGACTTTACGGCTGGCGGCAAAGCTGAGTTGCGGGCTGGCTTTGAGCTGGTGCGCGAAGAGCCTGGCACCCGGGCAGTTTTCGAGATGGGCGGCGAGACGCTGGCCCTGATCGTCGATGACCAGTTGATCAAGGTCACGCCCTACGGTGAAACCCTGCTCGGCGCGGTGGCTGACGGCCCCATTGCTGCCGTCTGGCACGCTGGCGAACTGTTCCTTAACACGATCAACGACAGCGTGCGTATCGGCGAAAGCCGGCGCGCGTGGTCGGTGCCTGCGCCGGCGTTCGATGTCTCGCTGGAGGCTGGGTATATGCAGCCCGGCGCCTATAAGGTGGCGGTGACCGCGGTGGACGGCGGTATCGAGTCAGGCTGTCAGCCTGCCATTGTCAGTGTCGGTGAGGGGCAGGCGATCCGCGTCGTCGTCGGTGATGACCGCGAGTGCCGCCTGTACTGCAGCCAGCCAAACGGCCTGACCCTGTATCACCAGGGTATCGCCTACAGCACCAACAAGATCCCGGCCAACATCCTCGACGACTCGGCACGGCTGGAGACGGCAGGGCTCTACAGCCTGCCGTTCTGCTCGATGCTGATCAGCCATCAGGCGCTGATCGTTGGCGCTCAGGGCAAGTACCTGTATCACACCCATCCTATGTGGCCGCACCTGCACAACCCCGAGATGGACTACGTCCCGTTCCCTGCGCCTGTGACGCTTATCGCCAGTGTTGAGGGTGGCGTGTTCGTGTGCGCGGACAAGACCTATTTCATCACCGGGCTGGGCGGGCCTGACCTGGCTCAGCGCACGGTTGCGGAGTTCGGTGCGATCGAGGGCACCGACGTGACCCTGCCCGACGGCTCGGTCGCGTGGTTCACCCGCTACGGCCAGGCCATCGGCCGGGCTGACGGCAGCATCGAGCTGGTCAACCGCAAGGACTACGCCCCGGACACGGCCCCAATTGGGGCGGCCGGGCTGCTGGAACACAACGGCAACCAGATGGTTGTTACCACTATGCAAGGCGGGGTAAGCGGCTCTGGCCTGCGCTCGGCTGATCACATTGACCTGGAGGTGATCCAATGAAAGCAGGCGTCGGCGTTAACGGCTTCGTCTGGGACTTCACGATTCTCGGTGCCGATGGCAAGCCGATCGAACGTGAGGTGACACACAACCTGATCCCGGCAGAAGGGCTGGCGTTTCTGCTGAAGGCGCCGTTCGGCGATATGGCATCGATCGGCAGCTTCTACGTCGGCCTGTTCACCGAGCAATATGTGCCCAGCGGCTCGACCAAGGCCAGCGACATCCCGATCAACATGGGCGAGTTCACGGCCTACAGCCAGGCCACGCGGCCGCAGTGGGTGCGCACCTTCAACAACTCTGACTCCTATCACAACGACGGGAACAAGGCTGAGTTCACGTTTCAGCAGAACGCCACGATTCGGGGTGCGGTCCTTGTCTCGGAGAGCACCAAGGGCAGCGGTGATGGCCTGGTGCTGTCGTGCGTGCGCTTTGCGTCGCCCAAGATCGTCGAGGCGGGGCAGACATCCCAAGCCGCAGCGTCGCTCACCTACATCCCTGTGTCCTGATCCGAGGTAACGACCATGCCAGCCAGCAAACACGGCAGCGAGCAGTACATCAAGCAGTTCTTCACGACCGACGCAGTGGATGCGCGCCCTACCAGTTGGGTGATCGCGCTGCACGCCGGCAACCCCGGCACCGGTGATGCGAACGAGGTGGTCGACAGCAACTACGCGCGTCAGGCCGCCACCTTCGCCGCCACTGACCAGGGCAGCTACTGGGAGGGAGCCAACGTCGCCGACGTGGTATTCCCGGCAGCCTCGGCAGCGGCTGACTACACCGTGACCCACTTCACAGTGCGCGATGCCGTGTCGGGCGAGTGCCTTGGCATTGGCGCGCTGCCTGTTTCCATTCCTGTTGTCGCTGGGGGCATCGTCGCTATGCCTGCCGGCATGGCCAAAGTGCGAGGTATCTGACATGGCTATGAAGTTCTCAACCGAGGTGCGGCGCCAGCAGGCTGTTGTCGGATCGCTGAAAAGCATTCTGGACGGTGGCGTGATGCGGTTCTACAACGGCCCAGTGCCGGCATCGGCAGACTCGGCGCTGTCCGGAAATACGCTGCTGCTGGAACTGAAAACCAGCATTGGCGGCAATCTCACGTTCGACCCAAACGCGGATGGCGCTGTGCTCAAGAAGGCGCTGAGCGAGATCTGGACGGGCGATGCCGTGGCCGCCGGCAATATGACATTCTGCCGGTATGAAAAGCCTGCCGATACTGGTGGAGCGGGTACTGGCGAGGTGCGCGTACAGGCCACGGTCGGCGGGCCTGCTGCGGACATCACTGTCAGCACTACGCTGATTGAGGTCGGCGAAACCCGCACGCTTGAATACTTTGCTATCGAACTGATTGAGTCCGTCTGACCATGGCCAACCGACTGCAGAAGCAGCCGGTACTCACCTATGTGCCGGCGGTGGCGCCGGTGCCGGCGCGTGATGCCTACTGCACCACTGAAAACGTCATCACCGGGTACACGACGCAGACCGTCGGAGGCACTGCCGTATTCATTCCAGCAGGTTCCGGTGGCGGCATCTTGTCTGGTGGCGGCGGCTCCCGCCCTGTTTACCGCGACGTGCTGAACACCACTACCGGGACGTATGAGCGAAAGCTGGTCGGATGGTGGGTCGTTCCTCCAGTCACATCAAGGCGAGTACCAATCTACCAGGCTGTCCGCACCTGCTACCCGGCCAGGGAAGCGGTGATCGGCCAGTCGGCGCGCATCGATACATACGCCAACAACGGCTGGAATGGCGGCGCGCGCAGCAGGGCGAAGGTGCCGGTCGGCGGATACCTGCAGGTCAAGCTGCCCGATACACCCTACGGCGTCGAGGTGGGCCTTTCTGATGGCCAGTTCGACCACAGCTACGGGCACCCATCACACGCGCTGGTGGCGCGTCCGAGCGGAATTACCCCCATCGAGCGCGGCCTGGACATGGGGCCAGAGCAGCCGCTTGGCAGCACTGTGCGCATCATCCGACTACAGGATGGCGTGCGCATGATGGTGGATGATCAAGTTATCTATGACTCGGAAACCGCGATTGCCGGTGCTGCCTATGGCGACGTGACGCTGTACTCAACGGCTGATTTCGTGGACGAGCCGGTCATTGGTGCCTATCACGAGACGGGCGGCGTGGCCGGGCTGTCGATGGTGGCGGCGTTCGCCGAGACGGCTGGCGGCGTGGCGGCGATGACGACGGAGCTGGAAGCGCTGGTGCTGCTGAATGGGCAGGCGCTGACTGGTGGTGTCGCTGCGATGCAGCTGCGATCGCAGGGCGCTGCGCATGGCCGCTATGAGATTACCGGGGCTGCCGAACTGGGGCAGGGCGCAAGCCTTGTCGGCGTTGTCTACGCCGATGCGTCTGGCGTGATCAGTAGCGGTGTCGCCAGCTACGGCCACGGTAAGCTGTGCGCGACCGGCAAGGGCATGATGGGTGTCAGCGGCACAGCCAAGCCCATGTACGGGCGCGGCGCATTCCCGCCTGCGAGCAGTGCCGGGCGCCTGAATCGGGCAGAAGTCGTGCCATTCCAGGCTGTCGGCGTATACCCGCCGGGCATTGGGCGCGGGATGCTGAAGCGCACGCTGAATATGCAGGGCGCTGGCGTGCTGGCCATGGCCGGAAAAGGCTCGGAAACCGTGCAGATGGGCGGCAGCGCACCGGCAGCGACGGTATACCGCGCCGTCAACTGGTGGGAATACATGCCGTCATGGATGCTGGACGTAGGGCAGATGGTGGGCGCAATCGACAGCATCCTGCTGGAAGGCGGCGCGCTGTTCGTCATCGCCGAGTCGTTGCAGGTTGGCGAAACGATCGATCTGTTCATGGTCGTGAACTTCGAGTTCGTCGGCGTATCCACTGACGCGAGCCTGGCGTTCATCGTGCAAATGGCGATCGATGAGCGCGTGCGCCTGAGTAGCGCGGCCACCGATGCCCGCAAGGAGGCGCTGCAGTACGCTGTCAACGCGGTCACCGGCGCCCTGAGCACCTATCGCAACTTCGGCTTCAAGCAGTTCGCACGGATGGCTGGCGACACCTACGCCATTACCGACGCTGGACTGTTCCGCCTGGGCGGCGAGGGTGACGACGGCGAGACGCTGAATGCCTTTATCGACTTCGGCTCCAGCGACTTCGGCACATCGCGCAGCAAGCGCATGAACAGCGTCTATGCGGGCATTGCCACGGACGGCACGGTCTATCTGCGCGTCTCGGGCGATGACGGCACAGAGACAGTGTACCGGGCTGTCGGTGATGGCGTGGAGCGCCGGGCCAGAACGGCCAAGGGGCTGACCGCGCGGCACTGGCGGGTGCGGCTGGAGCTGGCGGACGCCAGCTATGCCGAGCTGGACAACATTGAGATTGAGCTGGGCGTGTCTCAGCGGAGGCTGCGATGATGATACTGGTGCCTGACTTTCAGGGAGCCCCGGCCGATCTTTTCACGCGGCGCTATGCAACCTTTGACGACGTACATTCCAACTTCTTCATGGTGATGCCGGCCAGCGCTTACGCCGACACAAATAGCTCGCGCGCCTACACCTACGGCAATGTCGGGGTGATGGAGCTGCCGGCGCCGGCCATGCTGCCAGATCCACAGGCCGACGGCTTTACCATCGATCAGTCTGCATCCGGTTACAACCAGATGGTGCATAACGGCACTGGTGTTGGCGTGGCCGAGCTGCAGACGTGGTATTCGGGAGAAGCCTACGGGTACGGCATGGGCCTGCTATGCGGATACCCTGGCGTTGACCTCACTGCCGACATCACCGAGCCGGTCAAAGTTGTTTGGCCGCAT